ACTTCAACACGAACCATCCAAGCATCATTCAGGATAACTGCTTTCTGCATGGACTTCCAGGCAACATGACCGCGCTGTGCCAGGGGATCACTATCACTCGGTTTCGGATTAACAACCATAGGAGTAATGGCATTGGCGCCTTTAAGCGGGACAATACCGTAGGCATTTTTCGCCAGGAAAAGGATCGGGTAAACATCAGACAACGTACCAGTCGTCGACAACATGGCCGTTCCGGAACCTGCATATGCACCACCACCATCTGCCCACGGCTCAAAAATCGTGGAATAGATGTAGCGAACATCTTCAACTTTTCCGATTTCCGTTTCATACGGAGTCATACCGGAGCCGTAGTTTTCAACCGGCACGAAACCAGGCATATTCCGAATATCAGATTCACAATCGGAATGGCACAGAGCAATATAGGACGGGGCCACAGACTGCGTGCCATAAGCCGGAGTAGACTTAACCACTGAGGTAATCTTCTTGCCCATCTGGCGTTTCAGGTAACGTGTAACTTTGCGCTGCAGACCAAGGGTGATCGGCGAATTAATGTCAGTGCGGACAGTACCATTAGCACGGTACACGTTAGTACCTGCTTTGATAACGCCGAACCGAGCGATTTCGACCATCTGACCAGCCTGTTCACCAAGGACATCCTGTGCCTCACGGAAAACCGGATCTTCATGCGTATCGAGAATAACATCCGTAATAACAATGCGATCACCAAGTTGTTCCAAAGTAACCGTAACATCAGTAGATGTCATCTGTTTGCCAGTAGGTGTCACACCTTCAACCAACACATTAGGCGTTGCTGAAATAGCGTTATACCGGCGGAAAACCATAGTCTTTGAACTATTGGCCGGCAAAGGTTTTGCCTGACCGAACTTTTCAATAACCAGGAAAGGTACTGCTCTCTCAAGAAATTCTTTTGCAGCATAAGCAGCTGTTCTCGGTGAAATATCACCATATGTCGTAATGATTGCCATAACTTCCTCCTATTTATTTTGTTGCTTCTACTGCTTCAGCAAATGCCCCATTAAAATCATCAGCATTTGGTTTGCCTTTAGGTATGGTATATGACCCACCTTTAACTGCCGTTGCTGCTGTAATCTTTTCTTTAGAAGGCTTTGTGATAACAGTTTCAGTTTCAACTTTTGCCGACTTGACTTTGCCGGTCTTTTCTTTAAATTCGTCTAGTAACCCAATTACCTGTTGAGTAGAACCGCCAGCAATTATCTTCTTTTTTTCAACAGCGTCACTATAAGGTAAACCATTAACATACTCTTCAAGTTCTCCTTTTTCAAGAATCTCTGCTACATCAGAATGACTTGCAAGAATAGTGCTATAATGGTCTTTTGCTTTCGTTTCAGCGAATGAGGAAACTTGCTGCTCAATCACTGGAACTTTTTCTGAGAATGGCTTGATTGCTTCATTAATAGCTTTTTTAATATAAGCATTAAGAGGTTTAATGAAGTCATCTCCCATTTCTTTAATGAAACCCTGAATCAACGGATCTTCTACATCAACTAAACTTTCAGTAGTAGTTGGCGCAGACTTAACTTCCATTGCATCGAGTTTCTCTTGCAGCTCTTTACTGCGTTTCTCAGACTTCGCAATACGACCTTCCCATGATCTATTACGCTGTTGTTCCTTTTCCAATAAAACTTTATAGTCGATCTGCTCAACATTTTGCTCAACAAGAGGTTTCTCTTTATCTGTAGTCACTGCTGTTGAATCACTGACCTTTGTACCATCTACATGTTCAGTGTCCGCAACAGTAGAAGCCTCAATAGGTACTTTATCATCTTTAACTGTAGTTTCAACTGGTGTAACGCCATTAGTTACCTGGTCAAAAACTTCAGCAAAAGTTGCATCAGTAACCTCAACCGCTTTTTCCGTAACATTTTGTTCGTTTTCAGTACTCATTACTTTCTCCTGTGGGTGCCGAAGCGTGTCCACTATTTATTTTAACTATGCCCAAACTGGGGTAGTTAATTTCCCTCACCATTATAGGCACCATTTTTATACTGCTTGCCATTCGTGTCGCGCTTTAAATCGTTAATGATGCCACGAACTTTAATGATTGCACCTCTTGTCTTTTCATCATTCGTGATAATTAGATCCTCTTTCCATTCTTCTACATACAAACTTAATAAGTGTAAAAGGTCACCGACACCAGGTTGGTGGATCAGGGGTTTAACCCTTACTAATAGATCCTTAATCTCTCTACTCATCCACAGCCTCTTTGAAAGCACCTTCAAAGTCTTCAGCACTTTCAACTGCCAAATCAGTGATCTGAAGCTCAACTCTGTTCCTGGTACCTTCTTTGTTTTCAATATTCTGATCACTTGACAGACTAGTGATTAGTGCCTTTGCAGTGATGCTGACAACTGTATCAATTTCTAGATCTTTTATTTTCATGCCAAGTTTCTTTAACTCTTCATTATTAAGAGTTAACCGCAGACCCCATGGGTATTTTTCATAGTATGAGTTACCAGTAATAGGCATTGCTTCGACTGCTTCTTTTTTGGCATCTTCTGGTTTAGGTCTTTCCATGTTAATTAAATTCATTATTGGTTCCCCATTCTTTCAGACATTGGCCTTCCAATTCCAGCGGCTTGTTGAGTTGCTTGAGTGATAAAATTTTCTATACCACTAACCTTTTCAGCAATCATTTGCATGCCACCTTCAAGTTGTTTTATTACTGATTCAAGTTGATTGAATCCTGCACCTTGCTGGGCTTCTTGTGCCTGTGCCATTGCTGCTTGTCTTTGCTCCATCATAGCACTATGCTCATCTTCAGTGTAAACAGCTTCATCACCACCAATATCTGTTGACTCTGACCAGCGACGCAGTAAGTTGCCACGTTTAATCCATGTCACATCTTCCGGATTAAGAGTCATCTGTAAGAATGTCTGTATCTGCTGAGCCCGGATTTCTTTAGCCATAAGAGCAGTTGAACCACGAGCAATAATCTTCATATCTCCTTTAACATCTTGGTTCTCGTTAAATTCCATATTCCAATTATACATGGCAGTGATAAACGGTTTAGTTATTCCATCATCAAACATCTTAACTAAATCAGATAAGCCAACATTTGCCTGTCCCATAAGCATTGATAAACCAGAAGCAGTTCGTCCTGCACCACTAACTCTTGCATCACCTTGCAGATAACGAGGAACTATTGTAACTTCATCACCTAACCGACTGAATAATCCGTACATGTTAAGGAATTCGGGGGTGTATGAAGCAATTGTTTTAACACGAACAACTTCTTTCCCAGCCACATCAGCATCACGGCCAGTGCGCAGCCATACTTTAAATGCGCCAATATCTGAAGGATCTTCACCATCAGCAAGAAGATCGACATTAACTTCATATTGCGGACCAGCACAATGAGCTGCATTATCAATCATTGCTCTAATAGAAGCATTGACTAATCGCTGCGGATCTCTCATTATTGAAGCGATGCCCTCACCATAAATGGAGGTTTCATCTTTATCAAAGTAGTAAACGTAATAAGGAATCACTAAACCTGTTATAGGTTGGATCTCAACTTTAATTACTGTGTTACCAATTGTCCAAATGTTGCAAGGAACGTCATCATCGACACCTAGTGTAGCGGCCATTTCAGCAAACCGCACTGGGTCTAACTCTAACAGATCACTAAATGAAGCGTACCCCCAATACTCTATAACTTCATACGCACCTTTAATTGCTGGTCTAGGTGACGTATTAGCGTCCTTCATGTTATACAGTTCGGATTCAAAATTTGAATATTCTGCTTTACCATCTGGATTTGCCGCTATAAACTCTTTAATGAAAGCCCCATCAAAATCTTCTCTTGCTGCAAGTTGTAACAATTTATGCCGCGGCATGATATGACGTTCACAAAAGAATCTACAAAGATCTTTATCTGTTACTGATAGATCGGGATAGATATCCCAAATAGGTTTAAATTCAGCGTAAGGTCGATTTATCTTCTTCTGAACTAGGACCCAGGACCATGAAGCACTTTCCTGTCCATTAACATCAACTACTTTTTTCTGCTGCATCTCCCAGTGAGGTTCTATGACCTGATCGACCAACGGGCCTTTTAACCAACCGGTTCCGTAGAGATGCCCTGAATGCATTACATCTCTGATAATGCTTCTGTACTTTATTTCAGACAACTGGTCATTTATTTCAGTTGTCATTTTCTTTGCAGTTTCAGTAGCGTATGTCTGAATAGCAAGGTTCAACTCACCTTTTGTCGGTGACCTATCTTCTCCGGCAGCTTTAATTACTGCAGTAACCTGAGCAAGTAGTTGCTGTTCAATAGGTGCTGGTACTGACGGAACAGGGGTTACTTGGATGTCCCAGTTCTTCTCACCATTAGCTGGAAATAACAGATCAAGTATACGAGCATCAATAGTGCGGACCTTTGTTCTTGTTTCACGAATAAAAGATTTGGAACGCTTAGCATCCATCTTTGCAAGAACTTCAGGGTCATAGATACCTTTATACTGGCGCAGGTCTTGCAGCCATATAGTTTCATATACGCTGCGTTTTGACTTTACATCAGTAAAGTTTCTATAGACCATCATGCCAAGTTTACTGTCCATTTTAATCCTTTAAATCTAACACTGCTTCTTTTTCACTATTCTTAAAGTAACTTTTTAAACCGTCTTTACCATGCATATTTATATTGTGTTCTGACGGTGCAAAGTGCCATTTTCCTTTATCATCTTTACTCCACTCACCACCTGGAGTTTCTTCTGAATGATACTTACTATCCTTTGAAAAAGTTATATGATCTGGTTTCTTATATGTATCAGGTAAATGTTGTCCTTTGGCAGTTAGATCAACAGCACCATTTTCTTTAAAATATCCTTTTAAGTCATACCCCTCTGTACTCTGGAAGTTCTTAGGGTTATTACGTCTCCACTCGTCAAACTTTTTCTCTTCATCCTTAGATAGTACTGTGTCATATTTACCAGTAGAACTATTGAAAGCAGATTCAAATTCTTTATCGGCCATTTTAATATCCCGCTATTGAATCGCCAACTTTTAA